ATAATGACAGATCTATCATTAAAGATAAAATGTTGAAGATAAAACAAGAAGCTGAAGATTCAAAAGAAGATAGATCATCTGAAATTGCTAAACTAGATAATATGCAGATGGCTAGAAAGATTCAACTTAATTCTGTTTATGGTGCACTCGGAAACGAATATTTTAGATGGTTTGATATTAAGTATGCTGAATCAATTACTCTATCTGGTCAGCTTTCAATAAAATGGATGGAGAAGCATATAAATGAATATCTTAACAAAATGCTTGAGACGGAAAACATTGACTACGTTATTGCTTGCGATACCGACTCGATGTACATTACTCTTGACCGGTTGGTTAATAAAGTATTTAAAGATAGAGAAGTTACACAGGGGGATATTGTGTCCTGGCTTGATGTGGCGGCTAGAGAGGGATTTGAACCGTTTATTGATAAAACTTTTACAAACCTTGCTAAGATGGTCAATGCCTACGAACAAAAAATGGTAATGAAACGTGAAGCAATTGCTGACAAAGGTATGTGGACAGCAAAGAAACGATATGCTCTTCATGTTCATTCAATGGAGAGTGTTAGGTTTTCAGAACCACAATTAAAGATACAAGGTCTTGAGACTCAACGTTCATCTGTACCTGCAATTTGTCGATCAAAGATGAAAGAAGCTATTAAACTAATTATGGAAAAGGATGAGAAGTCTCTGATAGATTTCGTTGAAGATTTTCGTAATGAATTTAAGAATTTACAATTTGAAGATGTTGCCTTTCCTCGGGGAGTCCGAGGATTAAATAAATATAAAAGTACTGATACAATTTATGGTAAAGGTACACCGATTCACGTACGTGGAGCTTTAGTTTTTAATCACTTATTAGTAGAGAAGAATTTACTTTCGAAGTACAATCCTGTATTTGAAGGTGATAAAATTAAGTTCTGCTATTTAACACTACCAAACCCAGCTAGAGAAAATGTAATTGCTGCTGTTAATAGTTTACCGAGACAATTGGATATCCATCCATACATAGACTACCAGATGCAATTTGAAAAGAGCTTTTTGGAACCAATGAGAACGATTGCTGAAACAATCCAATGGAGACTGGAACGTGGTGGTGCAACACTGGAGGATTTTTTCTGATGGTAAATAAAAGTTTTGATTTTGATTTTGGCTTTACAGCAATGGATGCTGATGAGCTTGATGCCGTTCAAACAACCAAAGAAGAAGCAACACAAGCAACTGCAACAGCGTTGTCTTTACAAGACAAATGTGATACACTATACAATATGATTATGCCGCTTCTTAATAATTTACAAAAGAACCCAACAAAAGAATATATCTATTGGCCTAATCGCAATGATAAGGTTGAAGAATTTCGTGACAAATTAACGGAGATTTATACAGGATGAGTGACTTTTTTCGTAATTTAGCTGAGGACATCAAGGATGAAGATACATCCATTGCAGCAGATGGACTTAGCTCGGGTGAATATACTGGAACAATTGATACAGGTTCTTATGTTCTCAATGCTGTATTATCTGGCAGTGTGTATGGTGGTGTACCTAATAATAAAGTAACAGCATTTGCCGGCGAGTCTGCTACTGGCAAAACGTTTTTTGTTCTTGGTGTTGTTACTCAATTTCTAAATGACAATCCAGATGCAGGTGTTGTATACTATGATACAGAGGCTGCTGTAACAAAGGACATGATGGAGGCTCGAGGTATTGATACACGTCGAGTTATTATTGCTGAGCCAGATACTATTCAGAAGTTTAGAACACATGCATTGAAAGTAATCGAGAATTATGAGAAAACGCCTGAGAATGATAGGCCACCAATGATGATGGTGCTTGATTCGCTGGGTCTTCTTTCGTCTGAGAAAGAGCTAGCTGATAGTGCAGCTGGCAACGACACCCGAGACATGACGAAGTCTCAGTTAATTAAAGGCGCATTCAGAGTACTGACTCTTAAACTAGCAAAGATTAAAGTTCCTATGCTCGTTACTAACCATGTATATGAAGTCATTGGTTCTTATATTCCAATGAAGGAGATGGGTGGCGGTAGTGGTCTAAAGTATGCAGCTTCAACTATTGCCTTTCTTGGTAAGAAAAAAGAACGAGATGGTAAAGACATCGTTGGTAACATTATTAAAGTAAAAATGTTCAAGTCACGGTTAAGTAAGGAGAACAAAGAAGTTGAATGTCTGCTTAACTATGATACTGGTTTGGATAGATATTATGGACTGATTGATCTAGCACTTGAGTCTGGTGTATGGACAACATCAGCAAATCGTGTTGTGACACACGATGATCAAAAAGTTTATCCAAAAGCCATTTATAAAGATCCGGAGAAGTACTTCACTAGTGAAGTGATGGAATCAATTGAGAAGTTATGTAATGACAAGTATAGGTATGGAGGAGTAGAAGTTGATAGAGCAGACGATTCTGACGAATCTGATTCACAATGAAGAATACGTAAGGAAAGTTCTACCGTATATAAAGAAGGAGTATTTTCAAGATTATATTGATCGTTCTATCTTTGAATCTATCGAACAACACTTCACAAAATATAATGCTTGCCCGAGCATCGATGCTCTAAGATTAGATGCGGGCAACAATGGTAATTACACAGAAGATCAATACAAAGCGGTTGGGGAACTTTTGTCAAGTTTACAACCAACCAGGGAGACTTTTGAGTGGTTACTAGACCAAACTGAGACCTTTTGTAAAGATAAGGCAATCTACAATGCTATTATGGAATCTATTAGTGTTATCGATGGTAAGAGTAGCAAGTCTAGGGGTGCATTACCTGGAATCCTTACTGATGCTCTTGCCGTTAGTTTTGATCCACACGTTGGTCATGACTTCATAGAGGATGCTGAAGATAGATGGGAATTCTACCATCAGAAAGAAATTAAATTACCATTTGATATTGATTTGCTCAATGATGTAACTAAGGGCGGATTATCAAAGAAAACACTTAACGTAGTCCTTGCAGGTACTGGTGTCGGTAAAAGCATGTTCATGTGCCACTGCGCTGCAGGAAATCTAAGAGATAATAAGAATGTTCTTTATGTTACATTAGAGATGGCAGAAGAAAAGATAGCAGAACGTATTGACGCTAATCTTATGGGTCTGACTATTGATGAAGTTCATGAACTTTCAAAAGAAGTTTATGAAAAAAAGATAACGAGATTAAAAAATAACTATCTAGGTAAGATAGTTATTAAAGAATATCCTACAACAGGTGCTAATGTAAACCATTTGAGATATCTACTCAATGAACTAAAGATTAAAAAGTCGTTCGTCCCAGACATCATATATGTAGATTATCTTAATATCATGATGAGCTCGAGGATGAAATATGGAGCAGGAGTCAATTCGTATACGTACATTAAAGCGATTGCAGAAGAGTTACGAGGCCTCGCTGTGGAATTCAACGTGCCAGTCGTCTCTGCTACACAAACCACAAGATCGGGTTACACGTCTACTGATCTGGGGCTTGAAGACACCTCGGAGAGCTTTGGTTTGCCGGCGACTGCTGACTTTATGTTTGCAATTATTAGCACCGAAGAACTCCAAGACTTAAACCAGATTCTTGTCAAGCAGCTGAAGAATAGATACTCTGATCCGAGTTTCAATCGTAGGTTTATTGTTGGTGTTGACAGAGCCAAGATGACATTGTATAATGTGGAACAGTCTGCGCAAGATGATGTGTTGGATGAAGCAGCTGTTTTTGATAACTCTGAAGTTCATAACCGAAACATAAAGGAAGCATTTAATGACTTCGTATAAGGTAAAAAAATCTGGAAGTAGCTATAATATTGTTGAAATTATCGACAATGTACACTATATCGTTGCACAAAGTTCAAACAAAGATGTCGCTTACAGACTTTCCTCACACCTTAACTTAGGTGGAGGTTTTGACGGTGCAACACCAACTTTTTTTATCACTCCACCGGTTAAACTTATAAATAAAGATGCCGAGGTATGTTAGAGTAGTTGGGGGACTTCTCTAGCGGCAAGTGTCAATAGACTCTCGGAATTGATAGGAATAAACGTGGGGTTCGTCCTATCCATATCTCTGTGCAAAAGATAAAAGGCCTGGTATCAATCAAGATATCAGGCCTTTTTACTGGGGTGAAGGGTTAGGGTTGTGGTTGCAGTCATTAAAAACTCATGTTAGTGTTGACTTATTCTACAAACTTATTTATAATACACATTACTCGGCTAGGAGTGAAAAATGGACTTTTATCCTCAATCACAAGATTTTCTTGATGGCTGGCGACAAGCAAAAAAACAAAATGTTATTGAGGCTTATGTGTATTACTTTATGGAATCATACAAACAATCTGGTGATTCTAAATTCTCAAAATATAATGCCTTGAGATTAGCCGTTAATGAAAATGATACAAACATATTTAATATGGAGATACTATGAGTCACATAAGGTGGATAAGACAAAGACATGAAAATGGTTGGACCTTCTATGAAGGTTATGCTTTCAACAGAGCCATGGAAGAAGAAAGAGTAGCTACAGTAGCTCCCTCTGAACTCCGTGGGACTAAAAAATATGTCGCTCAATACCTTGACCACAAGTCGTTTAGGTGCTATACTATAAAGGATGCTAAACTTAATCTGGAGGCAATTCACAATGCATCAACGACCTGGTAAGACACATAGGGCTTCTGCCTTTGATGGTCCTGAAACCATTAACATTAGAAACCTAATTAATTTTATGCAAGAATGCCAATATGCACTTGAAGATGAACCAGATAGTGCATTTTATTTCGAGCAGATTGTAAGTTATCTTAGAGATAGTTACAAGCCAAGTAAAGGATTTGATAAAGCAACAAGGGTGTTAGGGGTGTGACTGAAAAAGTTTCATTACGTCAAGTTCTTAATGATAAGATGATGGAAATCGAAAATCATTTTATCAAAGGACACCACTTGGAGGATAAATACAACGAGACAATAAAAGACCAACTTGCTTGGATACAAAAGATGTGGCCAATCGTCAGTCCAGATGATAAAGAGTGGATTGAGGCTGCAATATTTGCTATGGAGAATAAACTGGAGTGGAAATAAATTATAAATAATGAGTAATCATTTAATAAGGAGATAATTATGAGTATTCCAGTAGATGCCATGCACGATGATATTCGTGAGGCTCTGTTACCAACAGCTGAGAGAATTATAGAAAGTGATGATACCTACACACATCCAATTGCAGGAAGAGATGCAGTTCGCTTAGCATATATTTTGTACGCAGAGGCTGGTAATTCTGATTTGTGGGAAGAAGCTAAAGCCAATTGGGTAGCAGGAGGTTAAAATGGCTATTCAAGTAAAAAATAAAGTAATTTCAATAGCAGATCCATCAGCAACATTTTCATCAGTTGCTGATTGTAAGACGCAACTTGGAATTCCATTTGAGGATGTTAGTACAATCAATGATGATTTAAAGACACAAGAAGATGAATGGGAAATTGATTCAGATGGTAATGTTTACTTAATTGTTTATTATGAAAATTTAGAGAATAGATCTACAGCTAAAGACAGATATATAGCAAGGGTAAATGAGTTAGCTGCTGCAGGATCCGTAAGATTGTATAATCTCGAGGCTGTTTCAGCATTAACAGTTTAATAAATTATGTTATTATACGATGACGAAAGAATTTTTTCATTTGACCACTCTGTTGATACAAAAGTTCTAACAGAAACTTTTATTAGTATTCAGCCTATCTTACAAAAACACCCCTGGAGATACCCTGAAAATTATACAGGATGGTCACGAGCAGGTTGGTCATATTCAGAATGTGATTATAGACATAATCACACTAAGGGTGTTTTTGAAGTTAACAATGATTTTCCTATAACTAAGTATCCTTACATAGTTGAATTATGTGATGAAATCAAATCACAATTTGATATTGTTGCTCCGTGGTTTTTTCATAATTTAAAAACTTATATTTACAATGTTCACTATGATAGTGCTAGAAATTTTAAAACTGAGAAGGATGGACAGCTTTACGATGTTCCAAAAAGAGGTGTAAAACCGAATAGTGTTCCTCCATATACCAAAGATGATTTACTTCCAGGATGGACTGCAGATCATATGGAGAAAAAAGCAAAGGGTTCTATTGCTAGTTTAAATATTTTGTTATGTAAAGAATGGTCTAATGATGATAGTCCAGCACCAGTTATGTTTACTAAAAATAATCAAAGATACACACACGCTTGGGATGAATATTTTAAGTCAGATGATGATTGGTCATACACATACAAAGCAGCATTATTAAATACTCAGTGGACTCATTACGTTCACATGAATGGTGTTAATGAAAGATTGTTGTTTAGATTTTCAATATACGATGATTTACCTTTTGAGGAAATTAAAAGAAGAGTAAAGAAGTTAAGTTTTATAAATAACTCATAATTAACCAGTATAGTCTAAGGAAAACCTGGATGAGTAAAGTAGTAATGACGTATGGGAGGATGAATCCTCCAACGACTGGGCATGAAAAACTAATTCATGCTGTACATAAAGAAGCAAAGGCACAAGGTGCCACTGCTCATGTTATCGTATCTCATTCCCACGATAATAAGAAGAACCCTGTTCCAACTGATCATAAAGTTGGTTACGTTAAAAAAGTTGCACCAAAAGGTGTAAATGTTTCTTCGTCTGATAAAACTCACCCATCCGTTCTTCATCAAGCATCAAAGTTACATAAAGCAGGTCATACACATCTCACAATGGTTGTAGGGAGTGACCGTGTTGATGGAATGCATAAACTTCTCCACACCTACAATGGTAAAGAAGGACCACATGGTCACTATAACTTCAAATCAATAAAGGTCAAAAGCGCAGGTCATAGGGATCCAGACTCTGAAGGTACTGAAGGTGTATCTGGTACAAAGATGAGAGAGCATGCAAAGAATGGTGATCACAAGTCTTTCAAAGCAGGTCTTCCAAAAGCATTACATCCTCACGCTAAAGAGATTATGGATCACGTAAACAGCAATCTTAAAGAAGCATATGGTGACAGTAAAGCAAAAGAATCTGATCCTGCAGATAAAAAAGCTGATTCTATTGCAAAAAGAACCTTAATGAGACTGAAACAGATGGACCGCAATCAAATACCGGTCCTACAAGTTCAAAAAGCATTAGACCAAGCAGCTGATGGTGAATACATGAACCAAAGGCAGCGGACATTTGCAAAAGATGCTATTGGCAATTTGAAAAAAACCATGCAAGACCCACTCTCATCGATGCAATTCATAAGGGCATTAAAAAGAATGAAGAATACAGATAGTAAAGCTAAGGATGATCAAATGAAAGCTAAAAATGATCAACAGAAAGTAAATGAAGATGCTCTAATTGATGAAGCAGTAATGGATGTGAAGGCTCGTATCAAACGTAAGTTGTTAATGAGACGAATTCGCCCAAAGTTAAAAAGAATGAAGAAGCTGTACTCTAAAAGAAGAGTTCCAGAAAAGAATCTAAGACAAAGAGCAAGAAAGGCTGCTATTAAGGTCGTTCGTAAAAAGGTTGCAGGCAAAAGAGGTGCTTCATACTCTTCACAATCTCCTGCTTCAAAAATGTTTATTGATAAAAAAGTTCAATCAAAACAAAAAATTATTAATAGAATTGCAACAAGAACTTTACCTAAGACAAGAAAGGCTGAGCTCGTAAGACTTTCTAATTCATTTGATAGTTTTGTTGGTGCACTTATAAGTGAAAAGGCATGGCCTGATAGTGTAGGTAAAAAGGCTGTTGGTGGAAAAGAGCATGTAAGAAAAGAAAACCCAACAGTAGCATCTCATACAAAACACAGATATAAGAAAAAGAATGAAAAAGATAGAGTTGAAGAGCCTCTAGTTACAAAAGAGGATCTGGAAGCTCTAATAAGAAAGTCAGAAGAGTCAGAAATTCCTTTTGATGCAATTCTTGAGATCTTTATTCGTGGAATGGAAGACTGTTTGCACGAAGACAAATCCAGAATTGAAAATGGATTTGGTAGAGTCAATTCATTTATTTCAGGTGGCGCTGCTATCGAAATGGATGCAGATCTAGCCGAAGCATATAGACATCCAGGTGTACAAAACTATCAAAGGCGTTTGAAAAGAAAAAGTGCTGCTTTAAGAAGTAAAAGTAGTATTAACTCCAGAACATCTGGAAT